AATTACGGCAAGTAGAGATTGCTCTTCTTGAATATTTTTTATTGCCCTGTTTGTCCAGACATTAGAATAGATCTTGCGACAAATTTCAGTGCCGAAGAATTGAAGAAATTCGCGGGCGGTCATTGGGCCTGCGGCACGATACTGCCAGTTATACCACTCAGGGTCACATTCACAAAATTGGAACGCTAGTTTATCAGTGTATACCCCCGGCATATTTTCCCAAAGTAGATGCGGAACGATTTGATTTTTTTGCTCCTCTGTACCATATGCCATTTCTTGAGTTAGGTCGAATAGCTCAATAGCGATAATCTTTAGACTATCTGCAAATGAATACTTCTTCACATACGGCCACATATTATATGAAGCCCAATCTACAAAGTCGGCATCTCTTCTATTAACATCTAAAAACGCCAGCCCCTTTTCTTCTTTGTTGTTATTTCTTATAGAGGTTTCTACAACCAGCTTACCATCTTCGGTTATGTTAAAATTATCAATAACATTAAAGCATCTTAATTGATAGCCGTGTATAAAATTTGATAGCGTGCTTTTGCCCGATGATTTTTTCCCTGATATAGCCAATAGCTTCATAAATTTAAACCCTTGATAATAATGGTAATTGTGAATTTAATTCTAGTAATAGCTTCTCTACGGTTAGATCGCCAACGTCTTTTGTGCTTAATTTTGGCCTTATGTAGTTAAATCTTCTTCCGCACTTTTTTTGTATTTGTTCTGCCGCCTTTTGTCCTGCGTCGTCATAATCGGTTAATATAACAAGATTTAATACTCCACTTTCTTCTAAAATAACTAGTTGACTATCATTTATAGAAGCTCCAAATATACCGACAGAGTTTTTATAACCAGCTTCGTGCATTCTCCAAACATCCCCTTGGCCCTCTAGTAAGAACAGGGTATCGTTTGTGATATAGTTTTTTGCTATATTATAGCCATATAAAAAGTCTTTTTTGAATCCTTTGCTATGAAGCCACTTTGGTTTAAAATATTCATCGGTAGCCCTGCCAACGCATCCAGCATAATTATAATTTTCATCATATACTGGAACCACGCTCCTTTTATACATTGGCTTACCTTTTTCGACACATAAACCAACATCGAATTCGTCTAGTACCTGTTCTGAGAATCCTCTGTTTATATAGTATGGAGAAGGTATTTGTATCTTGGATCTTATGTCTTGTCTTTGTATTGTTGTTTTTATTGATTCTTTCTTTTTTGTAAGAAAGTACTTTAAGTAATCTTGTTTAACTTCTTTAGTCTGGGTAGTTAAGTTTGTAGATATAAACGTTCTTAAAAACTTATAAGTATCTTTGATTGATACTTTATCTCCAGCCTTATAAGAAAGAATACCTCTTACAAAACCAAAAAGACTTTTACCATATTCTTCTTCACAGCAAGCGGTGTAACATTTCCAATTTACCCCATACTCTCCATTGTTTGTAAATACGCAACAAGCTTCTGGATTATCGCCACCATGAACTGGGCAATTCATAGCGTATCTATTATTATGTTCAACAAAAGAAATATTAAAATAAGAAAAAATTTCTGTAATCTTTTCTAGTATCTGATCAGAAGAGATCTGGGCTTGTGTCAATGTCTTCATCTATTTCAAATCCTTCTTGGGTTTTTTTACTATGGTTATGTATCTCATTTCTTGTCATACCTTCAGTTAATCTAGCTATTGAGCCATTCATTTTAATACTTATATAGTCGCCGTCATCCAATCCTCCACCGTGTCTAGATACAATTGGTACAAGTTTTCTATTTCCATTTTCCGGCTTGTCTTCGGCCATTTCTTCTTCTGATTTTAATTTAAAAATAGAGAAACTAGTACAAAGCCAAATCAACCTATCAGAACCAGAAACTGCATCTGTTGACTCTTTCGTTATGCCGTCTCTATTTAATTGAACAAAACTTAAACACGGAACATCATACTTAACACAAAAGTTATGAAGCTTTGTTATTTGAAAACCAAGCACCTGATATTCCTGCATCGAGGCATTTATACCTTCCGATGACATAAGCTTCAAATAATCATATATGATTACACAATCGTTAGTTCTACCATTTTCATCAAATCCAACATGTTGATATATCCACTTTCTCATTATCGCCAGGATGTTTTCAAAAGATTGCCCAGCTATACTGATATAGTGATATGGAATTTCTTCTAGTTTTTTTGCAGCGGTTAATACTTTTTCTTTTTCTATTTCGCTAGTACTAAATTTGCCTGTAGCTATTCTATTTATTGAAACGCCGCTAATACTTGCTAATATTCTGTTGAGGTGATCTTCCTTTGACATTTCCGTATCTAGCATTAATACCGGAATACCTCTAGATGCTATGTTCACAGCTACAGCGTCCCCAAAAACCGACTTACCGACTTTTGGTCTAGCTGATATTAGGTCTACAGATTTTCTTCGTAGGCCGCCTCCTATGGCTGCGTCGTATCTAGTAAAGCCGGTTGGAATACCAACAATATCAGTAATGTTTTCTTGAAGATAGTCTATATATTCATTTACTTCCTCGCCAATAATCTCTGTCTTATTGTTCGAGTTTTGATATATCTTAGAGGTGGCATCAAGTATTGGATTTTCTATCTTGGATATCATTTCCATTACATCTTCTTCGCCCGTAATGGAATTTATATCTTTTTGACATAGGGTTAGTACATTTTTTAACTGTCTTGCTAATTTTAATTTTGCTATCTTCGCCGCATAAATAGACGCATTACTTCTATCTATTGGAAAGTTAAACAAAGATCTAATAAAAGATATTTCTTCTTTTGTATTTAATACTTCGCTTACGCCAAGGCTATTAGCAGCAGATAGAATCGCAGATAGTTCGACCTTGTTGTTTTCGGATACTGTTTTGTATATACAGTCAAATAGCAGTTTATTTATATCATCGGTGAAATCTTCAGAATTAATAAAATCTACATCTAGATAGTAATCAAGACCGTACTGACACAAGCCAGCCAGTACGGCTCTTTCTGATGCTAAATCTTGAAGTTTTGACACCTTCTACAGTCTCCCCATTGACCCTAAGCATTTTTCACAGTAAAACCATTCTCTTTTATGAGTTGGATGAACTTTTGTTACCTTGCCGCATTTCTTACATTCTTGATCTACTTTTTTAGTTGGCTCTCTTTTTCGCTCTGTTGGTTGAATTTCTGGTGTTTTAAACTCCTCTCCAATAGCCTCTGTCCTATCATCAACAAAAGTGTTAAATCGCTTGGTCTGATTTACAGGAATACTTCTTCCAGGATTGTCTGTTGTTTTAATTTCAGATGTGAAATCTTGATATTTATCACTTTTAATCGCTGGTTTATTCGCCGTAGCCGTATTAACCCTTGGTTTATCTGGCTTAGTTTCTGTATTCGTATTTTTTAAAAGAGCTGTAGCTAGCTCGATCAGATCTTCATCGCCAGTCTTTATAACCTCTTTTATCAAATCTTTGATCTTATCTAGTGCCATTGGGTTTTCCTTTTTGCTATATTGTTAAGTAGTTCTGCCATCTTTTTAAGATTGTCTGAATAATTAGATATAGAATTTATTCTAGCCTGCGCATGATTTTTTACTTTTAAGATATCAGATGCCAATGGGTTTTCTTTTACGGCTAAGAAATACTTCTCCTGCCATTTCGTATACTTATCGCCATACTGATTAACTGCGCTACATATTATGTACCAGATACTAGAATCAGCCCACTCTAAAATAGATTTTTCTCTTTCTTTTATTCTTTCTATGTACTCTGAATGAGCGTAAAGTTCATACGAATAACCAAAGCACTGTTCTTCTGTTAATGCTGTTATGTCGTCGTATTTTAAATTAAGTATATGTTCTATGTTTTCATTCTTTTCAATTTTTGCAATGTTATGACAATCTATCCATTCATCTATAGATGAAAGAAATTCATTCAATCTTTTTTCGCCATTCATCTATATCCTCATCGTGTTTTAATTCTATTAATGTTATATCGTTTAATCTACACCATTCTTTTTTATCTCTATCTCTAGCCTGCGCTCTAAAAAATTCTAGCTTGTTTTTAAAGAAAAACCTATTAAATGTATAGTGCTGTTCTCCATGAATTTCCACTATTAGGTTTCTGTTTGGTAAAAAGAAGTCTGCCCGCAGAGTACTCTTTCTATGCTGATGCTTGGTTCCAGGTAGAGATACCTCTTCTACTATTCTATCATAAGGAAAAATAGATTCAAGTAGCTCTTTTACTTTTTCATGAGGTTTTGATCTTTTTGAAGACTTTGCCTCTTTTGAAATTGGGTTCCATGAATGCTCTTTGCCATCTAGTCCTATTACCTTCATAGCATTTCTTTTATTGTTTTTTCCAGTATTTCTAGGGCTTTTGTATTAGACTTTAGAAAGTCATAGGCTTTTGCTTCGCCTTGGAAATTTAGTTTTTTAAGACACTTCTCTTCGTCTTCAACTTCTAGGTCTTCAAATACTTCCTTTAGAAAATCTTTTTCATTGACCAAGTAAACAAACTTAATCCATGCTGAGCTTTTTTCAATTAGTCCAAGATCCTGCCCAAGTATCAAGTATTCTTGACATTTGTCAATACCATGACCGTATCTTATATAGCTTTGAGCATTTCCTCCAGGAGGTCCAACAGAAGAGCATAATATTTTCCAGTTTACTATTTGACCTATTTGTTCACCGTTGGCGTCTACCCATGGAGCAACTGCTGGCACCTTAGCACCATTGCTTCTTACTTCCAATCTAGTATCTGCCTGATATTGTATCTTATTACCACCATCCGCCATCTTAGCGGCCCCGTAGCCAGACGTATTAGCTATATAGTGAGTAATACATATGATAACGCCCCTTTGCCTTGGAAGAACCTGTCCCATCTTTTTTGTAAAGATAGATAAAAGTTTAGGAAGTCCAGCTCTTCCTGGCGTCATGTCTCCGGTTAGTTCTTTTTCTGGGATCAGCGAAGATAGAGAATCTATAATCATTAATGCTCCATGATACTCTGGATCAGTCATTAGTTTATAGCCAACGTCTAGAAATACTTCTGCTGGAAGAGGCTTATCTTCTGGCGCAATGATTGTCATTTGCTCAGGATCTAAACCATCTATATCAAAGTTCATTTCTTTTAAGCGACCTTCAACATCTAAGTAAATTACCTTTCTTCCATCTCTTTGCGCGTTTGCAGCCATTTGTAAAGATGTAGTGCTTTTGCCTGACTTTGGATCTCCTGTAAGAATAACCCAAGACCCTTCTTTGACACCTCCTCCAAGAGCTATGTCTAGAATGGGTCCAACTGAAAACATTTTATAATCTTTCTTCTCATTTAAAATCTCTATTCCCGACGACATTATTTTACCATATTCCTTAATATGGCATTCTAGGTATTTTGGTAGATCATTCTTTGCTGCTGTTTTTTTCATCTATCTTCCTTAGTTTTGAAAACTTATTATTAACTGGTCTACTTTTTCTATTAAAGGTGTCAACTTTTTCTATCTCTATTACTTTCTTTTCAATCTTTTCTTGTTCTTTCAGTTCTTCAAAGGTTTTCTTGACACCAGCTTCTACAAAAGATAAAAGCAGAACAAATTTCTTTGATTTATGTAAAAACCCTAGCGCATAAACATTGTTTCCGCTAGGGCTATTAAGATAACGAATAAGGGACTTTTCATCAAATTTATCAATTAAATTCCAAGCCGCTCGTATCTGGGTTTCGTATTCTTGTTTTTGTGATTTGTTCCAGAATTTAAACTCTAG